CCAATCAGCAGCGTTATCTTCTCCAGGACCACCAAAGGTATCGATTAGTTCTCTCTCAGAAGAGATGTTTACGATTTGACCGATGGGTCCTTTCTTGAATGTCGATGCAAATGCAGCAGTTACAGCTACATCACCGACGATAACAGCATTAGAAAGGTCACGTTCTTTAATGATAACACCAGGCGAGACTTGACTTGCCATGTTTTTACCTCGTAGATATTCCAAAATTTATCTAAATCTATTTAGATTTTTGGATGTTTCAAACGGGGAAACTGTGCGTGAACTACCAGTCTGGATAACCCCAGTCGGCAAATGGATCTTTCTTTTTTCTAGTGTCCATAACCCTTTTGACGGTGCAGTCTTTGCATTCGTATGAATACGCTGAAGGCAAACCTCTCTTGTTTTTTCTTGTCAGGTAATAGTCTTCGATCAGAACTTTCTTTTGACCGCATATGCGGCAGACTCTTTCCTTAAAAAGTAAGTGTTCTAGACTGAACTGATCACCAATATCCATTAGTAGTTCCACATGTATCCAACTTCTTCTTGCTTATCTCCATAAGCCCATAGGTCACCATCGCCGTCCATGAATGTATCATCTCCCATACCATCATCAATGAAACCAAACGGTGCCATGTCTTGTTCGATTTGATTTCTCTGCTCTTCGTAAATTCTCCTACGAATGTCCTGGTCGGTCATCTCTTTGAAGTATTCCTGCATGACTAACCATGCAAAGAGAACCATACACATCACAAGGTCATCATGGTATCCTTCGTCTGCTTCCCATGCTTGTTTCTTCTGCACAAACGTGGTAAGTTCTTGGAAGATCTGAAAGTCATTGAACAATAACTTATCTTCCTCAATAATTGCTTTGAGGTTAGCGCAACCAATCTTCTTAACAGTCACACTCATCTTGACACCTAGTTGTGTCTTTGATCCTGAGAATCCTTGTCCGACGACTTGTCCTGCTCTGCCGCGCATAGCGCACATAAGGACATTAGGATATTCCAAATCGTAGTTAAGAGTAGCAGCAATACTATCGCCAATATCATTGACCTCTACCAGAACGTATGGATTATTGTATTCTTTGCAAACCTGAAAGATTACTGAGGGAAACAATACAGGTTTAATCTCATTATTTCTGTACTTCGCAACGATCTTATACGGCATCGTGGTGATATCAAACACGATAAAAGCACTGTAGTCGCCACCGATACCTCGGGCAACGTCAACAGTAACAATGTATTCGTGATCTTTCGCTGCTCTCTCGTAAACGTCAAGTCCTGCATTGCTTGCTATGGGATCATGGAAAGGAATAGTTTGAAGTTTTGACGGATTGATTAGAGTATCCGCAGAACCGAGAAAGTCACACTCGAATTCCTGTGCGAACTGTCGCGGTGACGTGTTCTTGATTGTTTCTTCTTTCCACTTACTATCCCTTCCTGGGACTTGTGACCAGTGGACTTCATTAGTTACATAATCATTCTTACCACGTCTAGCATCCTCCCACATCTTATAAAAGTGGTTCATGCCGTTAGGCGTAGAGATGATAATTACTTTCGTTGATTTACCAGACGTAATAGTAGGATAAACAGAGGCAAAGAATTGCTCTGCAACATGGTTTGGAACGAACGCAAATTCATCGAGGAAGAGGATATTGAACGACATGCCACGGACAGCACTTGCAGATGTAGAAGCAGCCAGAATTTTTGATCCGTTTTCAAGTTCGACATTACCTTTGTTCCATACGAGAATACCATGTTGCATCCATTTCGGCAAGTTCTCGTAAGCAAGTTGTAACCTACCTAGTAACTCCCTAGCGGTGGAAGCTTTGTTAGCAAGGATACCAATATTAACGCTATCGTAAAAGATAGCATAATATAGTAGATAGGCGACGACCGTAGTTGACTTACCAGTCTGTCGAGGTAGTTTCGCAATGTTGAACCTATTTTCATGAAAGTCACGCAAAATTTCTTTCTGAAAATCATACATGCTGAAGGGCACCAAACCTTCGTCCAGCGAGATGATCTTAATATAATTCATTGCAAAATAGATGGGATCATTCTTACACTTGATCCACTCATCAATTTGCTTTTTTGTAAATTGTATTGGGGTTCCCGCTTTCTTTAGATTCGGGTTCCCCAAATAGACATCATTACTAGACACAATAAAACACTAGTTCACCACTAGTATTTATTTGTCCCACCATCTACCCTCTTTTTCTTCACCAAAATTTTCTAAATCTTCCATTCTCTTTTCCCATGTATCACCACCCTCCTCACCTCTGACAGGATTGATACATTGGTTATCAGCAAGTTTATTACACACTAGACCTGCTAGGTCTAGTTCATTACCTTTTACTCCCGTTCCTGACCAGTAGTGTTGACCCGCCAGCCAAATAGCACCACACTTCGGACATTCCTTCCTATCTAATTTTAGGTCGGACAGTTCCCTGTCATCGGTCATCTTTGGTATGCTCCTTTATGAATTTGTTGAATTCGGGTAGGTCTTTAATAAGTTGTTGTTTCAACTTACGACGCATGAGCATCATTCTAAACCTAACCCATGTATATCGCAACTGAAGATCTAGATACGCAAATAATCGCATCGTCTCCTCTACTCCAGCATATGCTACGCATAGAATAACGACTGCGACTACGAGGTAGAGACCCAGCATATTCGTTACACTCAGCTACAATATTATTATACTGTATCTAGGAAAAAATAATGTAAAGATTGGCTAAGATTTTATCTATCTGTGTCTAGTTCTGTAAATGAATAGTCTGCAAGCATTGCAAACAGGCGGTTCTTGAGAGTTTTTAGATACTCCTGTTCCTCTGCTGGTCTCCTAGGAGAACCAGGCCATGTTTCGATTGCGTAACAAATATGGTTGTATAGCATTCGTATCTCTTCGATACGAACATACATCGTAAAATCGTATTCTTCTGGTGAGGGTTCAGGCAAGGGTTCCATAGGATCTCCTGATCTCTCTTAACTCCTCAAAGTCTTTCTTCTTTGTACCACCATCATATGCCCACGCATATCCTTCAGTGATCATCTGTTCGTTCAAGGAAAGTTCACCGTCTCCAATATAAAGCCATCCGAGAAGACGACCATACTTGCCGACACCACCAACAAGCTCAGTGCGAATAACAAGATCGTCATTCCCACTAATTGCACCATCCAACTTCTCTTTGAGCCAATGCGTCGCATCTAACCCGAGCTCCTTTTCTTCGAGATCTCTAGTGCGTTTCTCTGGCGTGTCCACACCAGCAATTCTAACTCTCTCTTTTTTATAAAGGTCAAAACCGAGATCAATTGTGACATCGATGGTATCTCCGTCCAATACTCTATCTATCGAAATCACGCGAAAGTTGTAACAAGACTTACGACTTGGGGGTGTCATCGCTCCCATGGGATTCTCTTTCATCAATACCTAGTATATATTTGATTACCCATGCGACTCCTGCCAGGAGTATCAGTAAACTGATTATGATACTCCAGGTAGGATCATTAATATCATTCAGTGGTCTCAGTAGGAGGTTCATTGACCCAAGTATGTTTCATGTCTTTATATCTAGGATTGGTTATTGCCTCCTGATGACACATTATAGTGAATTCATCACAGCACTTACACCATGCTCTTCTCGCCTCTGGCGCACCTAATGCTTTTTTCGCCACAAGCGTTCCCACTCCCTCCAAAGGTTGGCACACTCGTTACTCTTCTTCTGTAGGTGTTCCTCCCGATACATGTTTTTTGCTGAAAGGTTCCCAGTGCTCCCATCCATATTTATGGACAAGGTGCATACCAATGATAGGAACGAACACAAGGAAAAACCCCATGACGCCAAGGCACCAGGGGGTTTGCATAGTTGATCTAACGAACAGTTGAACGTGGTTCATCGAAATACTCAGGGAAAGGACAACCTTTGAAATCGTTTATCTCATCTACTGCTAAGACAAACATTGTGCAAAATCCGACGCAGAAAGCAAAAAGCATTTGAGGAAAGTTGTAGTTCCCCATGTGAGCAGTAGGGTCAGGTTCATCATCATGTGGATGAAGGTGCTTACTGATCTGCTCTATTCGTTTCTTGCGTTCTTCCTCGGTTTCTTTTTTCATGCTGGATAATCCCAATCAGTTATAAATTGTGTCTTATGTACTGGTCCCCATGCACCGCTAGTGTACAGGTAAGGGACAGTCCGAATTGGGCAATTAGTACCAGTACACAAAAGATCATCTACGATTCTCCAGGACTCCATGACTTCTTCTGCATGTACAAAGTGCGATTGATCATTATTGATAGCATCATAAAGGAGTTTCTCATATCCATCAATTGCTCGGTCTTGTGGGTATGCATGAGTTAATGTTGCTAGTTCCAGGTTGTTGTCAAGTCCAGGTGACTTAATGTCCATACGAATATCAAGATGGGGATTAGGCTGTAAACGCATAACAATGCGATCATTAACTTCACCTTCATAGAGTTTTAGTGGTGGTGCTTTTAATTTAATTACAACTTCTACACATCCATATGGCATATTCTTACCAGTCATAACATTGAAAGGTACTCCTTCCCAACGCCAGTTATCGACGAATAAAGTACCAGCACAATAGGTAGGAGTACCACTGTTAGGATCAACGCCCTCTTCAGATTTGTAGCCATCGTATTGTCCAAGAATAATATTTGTTCCAAGTCTAGTCGCGGCGAGCACTTTTGTCTTCTCACGTCTGATTTCCCTAGCATCCATCTTGCAGGGTGCATCCATGGCAATTAAAGACAAAACTTGTAGGATATGATTTTGTAGCATATCACGAACTGCACCAGCAGTTTCGTAGTATTGACTACGACCTTCACATCCAATAGTTTCGGTTGCAAATATTTGGATCTCGTCTATGAAATTGCGGTTCCATAAAGGTTCCAACAATATATTGCTAAACCTAGTAGCAAGTATATTATTAACAGTATCTTTGCCCAAATAATGGTCAATGCGATATACTTGTTTTTCGCGTAAATGTCGCTCAACCACAGACTGTAGATTATCAGCAGATTTATAATCGTACCCAAAGGGTTTTTCAATAACCACACGGGATGTGTCGGGGTCATCGAGTTTACCCGCCGCTTTGAGATTGACAATCGCGTTAGCATACCTTTCTGGGGGAACAGAAAGAAAGTAAGTATTATCGTGGAGGTAATCAGGAAGGTGACGGAGAGTATCAACATTGTCTAAGTCCGCTGAGATGTAATCTAGATGATGTAAAAATTCATCAGGATAATCACCAAGAGATTCTTTCCATATTTGTACTCCAGGATCTCTCCTAGAGCAACCAGTAATTAAAAAATTATCTGGCAATAATTTCTTCTGCCAGAGTTTATATAAAGCAGGAATTAGTTTCTTCTTGCAAAGGTCTCCCGTTGCACCAAAGATAACAATTCCTGCACTAATGGGCGCAACCGTTTCCGTCATAGTCATCCGACTCGTAGTAGTTATTTTCACCTTTTCGTACCCCGAAATAAACGGTGGCACATACAAAGGGTATGGAAATCCACGCAAGTACATTACCTAACATGGTGTCCACCAAACATATATCGCATACCGTTCAAAACCTTGGACGCGAAAGCGCCAAGACGGCGTGAGTTAAAACGCTCATACAACGCACTGCTGATGACAGGAGCGGGTACGCCAAGATCCACAGCAGCGTGAACCGTCCAACGACCCTCACCACTGTCTGATACTCCACCATCGAACTTGCTAAGCTCTCTATCGCTCCGTAGAACATCAGCACTAAGGTCAAGTAACCAACTGCCAACCACGCTACCGCGACGCCACAACTCAGCCACCTTAGCGACGTTAATGTCATAGCAGTAGTCCTCTGGACAATCCATAGGGGCGACTTCTGCGTCTCCTTCCCTGACATACTTAGCACCTGCATTTGCTTCATGGAGAATGTTGAAACCTTCGGCATATGCTTGCATGATACCATACTCAATGCCATTATGCACCATCTTCACAAAGTGACCAGCTCCTGCAGGACCGCAGAACATCCACCCATATTCTTCAGGATACCAAATGAAGTCTCCGTTGCCTGTGCGAGGGGCAGATTTAATGCCTGGTGCGAGTGCATCAAAGATTGGACGGCAGACGGATACTGCATGATCTGCACCACCAACCATAAGACAATATCCACGCTCCAAACCGTAAACACCACCACTAGTGCCACAGTCAAGATATTGGATGCCCAACTTAGACAACCTTTCTG